TGTTGCTGTGTAGGAGAAGATTGCCCTTGCACATTATTCCCGTTCATCTGATAAATAGATTGAATCATAAAACTAATAGCGGTTTTATTTAGTTCGTGTAATTGAGGGTTGGTTAATGGGACATCCTTATATTGAATATAAAATCGTTCTATAATAGAGCGAAACCATTCTTCTTTTGTAATGCTACGTTGGACAGAGAAATAAGAGTTTACCAGTGGATTGGTTTGGATTATATCCCACATTAATTTTTGGTTTTGGGGCGTCACAAACAACGACATAAATATGTATTACAATACTACATATTTATTTCTTTTTACCGTTTTTTACAATTTTATTTTTTGTGTGTTGGTTTGCATTCTTTTTTCCTTTTGTTTTGCGGATTTGTTTTTTGGAGCGTTTTTTCTGTGTTTTCATTCTTTTCCTGTTATACTTTTTTTTGTGTTTATTACCACCCATATTCATTCCAACATCCTTAACCAATTTTCCAATGGAATATGATTGACCATTTCCAACATTTTCATATGGTTCATTCCTATCTGCATTTGTAGGAGTATAAAGGGAAAAGTTGTAGATTGGCGTGTGTATTTTCGGAAAGATGGTTTGTATTTCTTCCTCTAACTGTTCTGTTATGTTTTCCCTGTTTAGATTCTCTTGGGCGTCCGCATTGTGAAAATTAGGGTATTTAGAAACACCTACTGCACTTTTAATTAATCCTTGCAACATTTCTTCTACACCATTTATTGGGTTTGTTCCTATATTTCCAGTCATACTTAACATAACCTCTGCAACATTCACTTTACCTTCTTTGTTTGGACTGACAGTGTTTGGGACAATTGTAAGGGTAATTGTTCCATTGTTTGTTTTATATTCTTTCTCGATAGTTTCCTTTAATTCCTCTATAGTTGTAGGAGTGTTGTCTGTCATCTTTCTACTATATATCTATATTTTTATTGAAGTATTTATTGCGTAAATAAATGATGTCTTTGTCTGGAATTCGGTTCTCTGTAAAGTATTTAATTCGGTTATCATATGGAGTTTCGTTATCTTTCAATTTACGACGACAACGTTCGGTTGGTGTAAGCATAGTAATTAAAAAATGTAATACATACATCCCACATTCGGTTGTAGTACTTTGATGTGTTTTTTTATTAATAACGACATTAAATGAAGGTTCTTGTTGCTTTACCTTATTGATAAATTTCTGAATTTCTGGTTTCACTGATTTACCATAACCCGCTTGACTATCAAAGAATACAAGAACTTTTTCTTTCAAATCCATAAATAACGCAACCCAATGAGTGCCATTTCCTGTATGAACGTCGTAATTGATAATAATGCCTAACTTATCAATACCTGGGTTCTCCGCTACATAGCTATGGTAGTTAAACGTGCATAAAACCTCTTCTACACAACCACCGGAATAACTATGTTCTTTGTCGAAGTCGATAGTAGTCGGTCCAATTAGCCTAAAATTGCTATATTTCTCTTCGTATTGGTGTAATACTTTTTCCATGTCGTGGTTTGTAAGCCATTTATTCGGGTTTTTATTCCAAGAAGACGGTTGTGTTGGACGATATAATTCTTTGGTTAAACGATGACGAACTGTCGGTTTGGTAATAACTTGCAACCAACAATCTTCGCGGCGACATTTTGTATGCTGTTCCATTCGCAAACGCAATTCCTCCATAATTTCATTAACGTCAGTTAGCTGGGTATCAATAGCATAATTGGGGAAAGTCTTGTTAAATTCATTGCGAAGTAGATAGATATCATCTTTTCTAAAACACGATTTACCTTTACGATGGGTAGCTGGGACAATGTTGGGGTTACAATTAATTTTCATTAATCTTCGCGTTCCTTTTGACGTCTTCCCCTTAGACCTCTTTGTCTTATGTGTCTTCTTTTTGTCCGGCTTTTCAATGATGTTATTTTTTTCGATTGGTGTAGTCATTTATAATACGAATATACTTATATTATAAATATATAAAATTCATTCCAAACATATAGTAATACACTAATTCTTCTTTGTAATGGATTTCCCCCAAACGGACTGATTTAGAATATCCATTTTAGTCTGGTCTCTTTCAGACAGTTCATTTGTTTCGTTGTCGATTTCTCCGAACATTACTTGGTCATCCTCGTAATAGGATTCATATTTAGAAGACATTGAGTTTTCATTTTCAATATCTTTCATTTTGAAATGCCGAATTAAACATTTACTGTATTGTTCAAACATGCTATTCACATCATTACTGATTGGGTCGTGATGGTCATTTAGAAGATGGGTAGTTAAATCCAATATTCGGGATTTATAGGTGGATAAGTTTTCACTGTATTCTTGGTCTTTGTGGTTTCCGGTAGGGTCTTTCGTTTCCTTGTATTTTTGGTATTGCTGTTTATTCATGAGTAATTCCAAGGTCATTTGGTCTATAAATGGGTTTGGTTCCATTTCATTATCACTCGCTTCATTCGAAGAGCAATCCATATCCAATATATCATATACAGAAAAATAATTCCGGTAACAAACAAAAATATAATTGTATAGTATACAATGAGTAGTTCAATCGTAGGAGGACCCAGAACAGGACATTTTAATAGAAGTGGCGAACAAGTTGTTAGCCGTAGAATTGTTACGAAATCGTGGAACACTGTAAATGCACAAGATAGTATCAATGGTAATAACCGTATTATTACTCCATTCCGTGCAGTAAACAACAGCGGTGATTATTTAGCTCGTAAAAACTATACTTGTGGCGGACCAAATCCTACCAGTGCAAGCAAGCCTGGTTTGAAATCCCGTATCGGACATATTTTGTCTTCGTGTGACAATTCTGGTGTTGCCGGAAGTTCCACAAACGTTAAATTCGTTCCTGATTCATCTGATTATATTAAATACAAGAAACTTACCAGTGCGAACAAGAACTATAATGACTCCACTGCTGGTGGTGATGAGCACAATGGTTCTTACACTTATTTAATGAGAGTACGTCGTTAAAAGAAATAGGATGATTTGATTTCTAAACATATGATATATAGAATCACATGTTTTTTACAAGACAAAATATCAATAATGGACGATTAGAATTTACGAATGCTATGCCAATGAAAGATAGCACTTCTACAAATGAATCATCTTTTAGCAACGCACGTAAAACGTATTTAGAAATAACCCCTACCCACAAGTTGGCTGTTTATGATGGAAACCGCGATGCGTCCAGTGTAATGGAACGCAGAAAAGCACAAGCTACCGGTAAAGGAACATACAATGCAAATGGAACATCCCAATCCTTTTTGAGTCCAGGCGACAAAAATGTTGTCAATCGTGCTTTACGCAAGACCCGTAGCGCGGGAGCTGTCGCCCCCGCGAAGAAAGGTGGTGTTGCATCTATGTTTTAGGGTCTCAAAGGTCTCAAACTATAAAACAAACCGCGATTAAAAATAAAAAGAACCAACCTTTACAATGAAACGAAAGTTGAGAATCCCGAAAAAGAAAAAATTATTTGCGAAAAGAGACCTTTTTGTTTAGGGATAATTTCCGTATGATATATATAGAACATGTATTCTTATTTTGCTGAATTTATTGGTGCTTTATTCTTTATGTATATCATTTTGGCTACTGGAAACCCATTGGCGATTGGTGGTGCATTGGCATTAGCTATATTAGTGGCAGCCCCAATTTCTGGCGGACACATCAATCCTGCTGTGTCGATTGCAATGACCTCTGCCGGTAAATTACCTATGAATGATTTATTGCCTTATTGCGTATCCCAAATCTTGGGTGCTCTTGTCGCATTGGAAATCTTCAAACGTCAACAAGGTCAAGGAAACAAAGCAGAAGGTTCTCAATAAGTAATCATTTGAACCATGAATCATAAAATACAATCAAAAATGAATGTATTTTATCGCTGTTTTGCTAATATTTTATACATAATGAACAGTCCAACAACGGAAAGAGACCCAATATACAGATTGGTCATAACATCCATCGATTGTTTGCTTTTGCATTTCTTTTGTTTGGGTTCATCTTCACTTGCTTGACTCGCAGCAGGTGTTTTCGTTTCGCCCATAAGAACATAATATTGGTTGTCTTCGTTTGGTTCAATAACAACAGTGGATGGCTTGTCTTGTGTGCCACGAAAAGTCTTATAATTGTTTTCTTCTGTATATCCACTAAACATTTTCTATAAAATATAGAAAGAAGTTATTATACAGATATATACTTGTACTATGTGCGGTATTTTTGGGTTATTGAATTACACCGGTTTTGAATTAACAAAGGAACTGGTACATAAATCGTTTCAAAAGGGCATGCCCCGTGGTCCCGAAGTCTCTATCTTAAAAACGGTAATGATAAAGACCTTGTTTGGGTTTCACCGGTTAGCCATTAATGGATTAAACGAAGAATCACACCAACCCATAATCATTGATGATGTAGCGCTGATTTGCAATGGGGAGATTTACAATTACAGTGAATTGCGCCAGCACTTGATAGATGATAGCTATCAAAATAGCGATGAGGAAGATGAATTCACTATGAGCACACAGTCTGATTGCGAAATCATTATCCATTTATATATTCGTTATGGCATAGAAGCTACGTTGAATATGCTTGATGGAGAATTCGCATTTGTACTGATGGATGGACGAATGGAAAATGGTGAATCAAACTTGTTCATTGCACGAGACCCGTATGGTGTTCGCCCTCTGTTTATTATGCACCCTAAAAGTGGTTTGACAAAAGGAAACAATGTACTTGGATTTGCCAGCGAACAGAAAATGTTGATAGACCTTAAAACGAAACTGAATATTGCTCACGAAAATGATGATGAAAACAAATACGTGATAAAACCATACATTCCGGGGAATTATTCACATTATAAATTGCCTTTTACAGCGATTACAGAGTGGGAGTTCAACCGTACTGCCACATACAACACAATGGTTTATTCCAGCGAATTTACGCGCATTGTTTCATTACAACACGATTATTCACAAGTAATTCGCGAATATATGTTGGATGCAATTCGTAAGCGTGTTGATAATGCTGAACGTCCAATTGCTTGCTTGTTGTCGGGCGGATTAGACAGCAGTTTGGTTACATCCCTTGTAAATGAAATACACAAGGAAAAATTTGGAAAACCAGTAGAAACATTCAGTATAGGATTGGAAGGGTCAAATGATTTACATTATACCCGAATAGCAGCGGATTATTTAGAAACCAATCACACTCAAATTATTATTGAGGAGGAAGATTTTGTAAGTGCCATTCCTCACGTGATATACGATATTGAAAGTTATGATACAACAACCGTTCGGGCAAGCGTTGGAAACTGGTTAGTGAGTAAATACATTTCTGAAAATAGTGATGCCAAGGTGGTTTTCAATGGAGACGGTGCGGATGAATTGATGGGCGGATATTTGTATATGAGAAAAGCCGATAATGGATTAGAATTCCATAGCGAATGCCGTCGTCTATTGAAAGAAATACACTACTTTGATGTGTTGCGTTCCGACCGTTCCATTTCGAGCCACGGATTGGAAGCACGAACACCCTTTTTGGACCGTAGTTTCGTCCAAATGTATCTGAATTTACCCATTATGGTGCGATTTCAGCCTTGGAGAATAGAAAAATATCTAATACGCGACGCGTTCCGTCCAGATAAATATAAGACACCTTCTGGTAAAGCAGTTTTACCGGAATCTATATTATCAAGACGTAAGGAAGCATTCAGTGATGGAGTTACGTCGGTGGAACGCACCACGAAAGATGTAATCAACGATTTTGTTACGAAAGAATTAGACGGATTCGACCTTTTTTCACAATATCACGAAACCCCCGCGGATGAGAAAAAATGGGTGGAGTTGGCATTGTTGATAGACCCTGAAATGAAAGAGTTGGACGCACATAATTTACCAAAGACGAAAGAACAATATTATTATCGTCGCATTTTTGAACAACATTATTCCGGACAAGGAAGAACCATACCGCATTTTTGGATGCCGCGGTATGTAGAAGCAACCGATTCCAGTGCTCGTACATTGGAATTGTACAACGAGTAGTTATGATTGAATAATATGTATAGATACTGGAAAATACATATTATTTAGTTCTTGGATGGATTTTTATACTGTATAGTATTATTCGCTTAAAAATCAGCACTGAAATCAAATACATTACCGTCGTCGGTCTTATCAGCCAAAGCATATTCAGCATTTGTACGTTCAAAAAAGTTTACTTTGGATTCAATACTAATCAATTCCATAAAATCAAAAGGGTTCTTACTATTATAAATTTTATCATATCCCAATTGCAGACAAATGCGGTCAGCAACAAATTCAATATAATCGCTCATCAACTTTGAGTTCATACCAATCATACGACAAGGAATCGCCTCCAAAATAAACTCTTTCTCAATCTCAACCGCTTCCTTGACAATTTCATAAATCTTCTTCTTGGGTAATTTTTTATTCAATTTGGAGTATAGTAAAATAGCAAATTCCGTATGCAATGCTTCATCACGTGAAATAAGCTCGTTAGAAAAGGTGAGTCCTGGCAATAACCCACGTTTCTTTATCCAGTAAATCGCAGCAAAAGAAGAAGAAAAGAATAACCCTTCTACCAATGCGAATCCGACCAATCGCGTAGCAAAGGTGGAACGCTTATCATTCAACCATTTTTGTGCCCATTTGAATTTTTTTCCAATACAAGGAAAGTTTTCGGTAGCCTTGAATAAGCGGTCTTTTTCTTCACTGTCCTTAATATAAGTGTCAATCAGAATGCTATACATTTCAGAATGAATGGTCTCAATTGCGATTTGAAAACCATAAAAGGCACGTGCTTCGGATGGTTGTACTTCATTCATGAAACGAGTTCCAAGATTATCAGTGACAACAGCATCGCTACTTGAAAAGAACGCCAAAATCATTTTAATAAAATTTTGCTCATCGTTTGACAGCTTTTCCCAATCAGTCAAATCTTGTGCAAGGGAAATTTCCCCCGTATGCCAAAAAGAGTCAATCGACCTTTTATACATATCCCAAATATCCGGGTATTTAATCGGAAACATAACATACCTGTTATCGTCAGGTGTTAATAGAGGTTCAGTATTAGATGGAGTAGTCGGTGTGGCTTCGGACATCTTCGTCTAAATAATATAGTAAGTAGATTTTTATTATCTTTACAAATTATATTTTGTGATGACAACTGTAATTTTGTATGAACACACCACATTGAAACAATGTGTCTGTTACACAAAACAATTCAATAAGTTCGATTTTATCAAAATTAACGTAGGATTTTATTTAGGTGTAGATAGTAAGAAACCATGAAGCAATCCAACAAATACTTTGACGAAGAATTCTTGGGGGACTCGAAAACCGAGCCAACGAGGAGACGCGGAAGCAGAAAAAACCGTAGGCAGAATGAAAAAGAATTATTGAACGAACATATGATGGAGATTGAAAGAGAACGGGAAATATCTGCAATTAGACAACGCCTTGTTTATGAGAATATGAATCACTTATCTGCGAATGAGAAAAAGGCATTTGAATCCAAGTTTGTAACACCCAAGAATGACGGTCAAAAGGAATATATGCGGCTTCTTCGACAAAAATCAAAAAAAATTGTAGTAGCAACAGGTCCAGCAGGAACAGGAAAAACAATTCTTGCTACTGAAAATGGCGTTCGTAATTTTTTAATGGGTGTAAGTGATAAATTAATCTTTACACGTCCATCTGTCAGTGTGGATGAAGAATTAGGATTCTTACCAGGAACATTGGAAGAAAAAATGGCACCGTGGATACGACCCATTTACGACGTATTATATAATTTCATTACCCCAAAAGAAGTTACTGCTTTATTGGAAGACAAAGTAATTGAGATTGCGCCATTAGGATACATGCGTGGTCGTACATTCAAGAACTGCTGGATAGTAGCAGACGAAATGCAAAACTCTACGGTTTCACAAATGAAAATGTTGATGACCCGTTTGGGTGAAAATAGTAAATTAGTCATTACCGGTGATTTAGAACAACACGACCGTATTAACGAAATGAATGGATTAGAAGATTTTTTAAATAAGTTCAGAGGAAAACGGTCATCCAGTATTAGTAGTATTGAGTTTGAAAACAAAGACATCCAACGCGAGGAAGTTGTAAAGGAAGTATTAGAGATTTACGGCGGTGATATTCCCAAATGCTATCAATTAACGAGTGATAATAGTATTAGTGAAGATAGTGGGCGTATTAGTGAAGATAGCGGATGTATTAGCGAAGATGGTGATAGTGCAGTGGTATTTCAAGAGGGTGAAGATACAAAGGAAGAATAACTTTTTGTATAGCTAATATATAAATGAAACTACCCAAATTACCCAAATTCGAATTACCTAAAAAAATCTTATATAACCAAATGGTGTTATATGCGCTTGTTCTTGTAGCATTGCTTCAAATGGTATTCTACGTTCAAAACCAAGACCCTTCTTCCATTATCATTATGGTTCTTATTGGTTTTTTGGCGTCGTTTTTTAGTAAAAACATGATTGTTATTTTAACCATTGCCATTGTATTTAGTGCTATTATTTCAATGAAAATCCCCCGAACGGAAGAGCGTGAAGGATTTGAAAATGACGAGAAAAACAAAAAGCTATCGGATAAAGAAAAAGCCAAATTAAATAAGAAAAAAGAAAAGGAAGAAGCTATTGAGAAAGATGAAGACACTACACAAGAAGTAGAAGAAGCACTCCAATTATTGAAATCAGAATATCCCGAATTCTTACAAGCACAAAACGATATTTTGGAAAAAATTAAAGAAATTGACCCTATCTTGGAAAGAGCGGAGAACTTTGCAAACAAGTTTGATGAATATAACAAAAAGACTATGTAATTAGTTTCTATGAATATTATAGAAACGAATAATGAGTGTAGGAAGAGCAATACGTAACGCATTAAGAGCCCCATTTAGACCTATAACAAAATTCATCCAAAGAGTAGGCAAAGCATTTAGAGGTTTAGGTAATGGATTTGCTACTTTCGGAAGGGCATTAGGCGAATTATTTACAGAGGTTCCATTGGGTTTATGGTATTTTTTAGTTCAAATAATGATTTTTATTCAGATAACAGGTGAATATGTATTCACTCGGATGGCGTGTGGTGTAGAAAAAATAGAGACCTTTGGTGATTGTTTCCTTTATTATATGTTAGACTTGATAGGAAAGGTATTGTATTTGGTATTAATTACATTCCCAGTATGGATAATTGAATTTGTATCCGCAGGGTGTATTCCGGCACGAATGGTTGAGAAACGAGTATTGCAATATTTTGAAACAATCGACCGATGCATATTTGATATGTTTGGATTTCATATTATTCATTTTCCAAAATCCGTCCGTGACAAATGTTATGGCTGTCGGGTATTGAAAGAAAAAGCGTTCAAAGAACAAGGTAGAAAATTCAATGATAATTTGAAAGATACCATTACACCATTGCTTTCTGATTGGACCAAAACATTCCAGAAAGGTGGAAACCAAATCGGACAAGCGTTCAGATAAATAACCGATAATGCCAAATCATAAAATACCTACCAGACATTTTATGGGCGTATTATAGAGAATGCCAAAAAAGTGTCCCCCAGGAATTATTTGTATTGAAAACATGACTTTAGTGTTTTTATTCATTATACTTGCGTTAATTGGTTACATTATGTACAATTACCAAAATAATATGCTACAAAGAGCCCAAAATGAAATGCAAGTGAATATACCCCCCACAGATGTTCATCATCACCACCAGCAACACCAGCAACATAACTTATTGGGAATTTCCACACGATTAGACCCATTGAATGACCCTTATTCACCGCCTTTAAAACAAAATGGCTATTATCACGCACCCGATAGCGGAGATATTCGTGGTATTCCTGTAAACATTGAAACACGTGGATTAAATATGGAATACCAACAAGTGGGAATCTTAACCAAGCAAGGTGGTATGAATGAAAATTTAATCGTTCCATTAATGGGGCGTCGTTTAATGAGTGGTCGCGATAACTGGCAATATTATACTATTTCGAATACAGGTCAAGTAAATACAAAATTGCCTATTAGCGTAAATGGAAAAAGTTGCTCTGGTGAATACGGATGTGATGAGATTTATAATGGAACAAATGTTTATGTGGAAGGTTATAATGACACATTTTTAGCAACAATATACGAAAACGGAACTTTCAAGTATATTCCATATCTTTAACACATATTATTGAAAATAAACTATATGATTTTATATATAGTGTATTATGCAAGCATCAAGTATATTTGATACAGAATCAACATCACAAAAAAAAGTAGTATATAATTACAGAACAGAAAAGGGCACTTATGATAATAACAAAATGCAATTAGTTGTTTCTCCTACAAATAATTTTTTTATGCTCGAAGGCGGCGAAATGCAAAGCTACAATGCGAAGAACATATATTTTACCAAGGTTATGCATTATCTCGGCACACAAGGGCTTATTGGAGAGGTTGTTATCGAACACGAAGGAGGCGTATATACAGTATTCCCTTTAAATGGCGGAGCAACTAACGAGACCGTAATTGATACGATTATTAATCAAGGAACGACAACAGCCTATACAGATATTACCTTGAATGATTTGATACCAAGACAAACCAGCTGTAAATTTTATTATACAGACAATGTGTCTGTGTATTTCTTTGACCAGCCCATTGAAATAGAAGGTACGGATGAATTCACAGATGATGGTAGTGGGTTATCTTCCTATATTGACGGTGCAGAAACAATATCCTACGAATTAATACCACAAGCAAATATTTCAATGCAGTCAGACGACGATATTTATATTGATTGTAGTCCTACTGGGGCTTCCCAAGAAGAATTAGATACATACGAAGTGCCCATCAATTCAAGAATGACCTCTGACCTTGGGCAAAAACGTATGGAAGAAATGACGACTAACTTTTTCTTTTTTATGATTTTGGTTGCCATTGCTTATTTTGTTAGTCCAACCATGTATAAAGTATTTATTACAGATTATGTTTTATTCAAATTTGATTACAAAGAATCCGGACTGAAACGTGGTGATATAAACGCAAATCCTGTATTAATTTTACATTCTTACCGAAAAGTTCTCGATATGTTGGTGCTTCTTTTATGCGCAGCATTGTTTTGTTTATTAATGGTCACAGATGGAGGTATTCTAACTGGAACTATTTTTGCAGTATTTATATTCCTCTCTATGGGTGTGATTCGTGATAAAATGAACCTAAAAGAAAACCAAGAAGTAAAAACGAACTCTGGTGTAACATATAGTATGTTTGATGATACTGCACAAAAAGATAAGCAATACAACATTCCATCCTTTGTCGGAAGCATTTTTATGGATATCATTTCGAATACATTAAAGAGTGGTTTGGGTATGGCGATTGCAGTCACTACTGCTATTATTATTAACATTATTGTTATTTATGGTTTTAAACAAACCGAAGCATTACCAATTACTATTGGAACCTTAATTAGTATTTTTATTGGATTAACAATTGGTATTCAAATTGACCTAAGGAATATTTCTACGAATGATAAATCCGATAGTAGACAGACTGTATCAGAGTCCGCAGTTGACGGATTTAAAAACACGTTCATCAATATCAACAATAAAGCATCGGAATAGGGTTATGCACGGGTCGCCCCAGAATAAACTTCTGCACTAACCATAATACGAAACGAATCATAATGATGAAAATACATACATTATGATCTAAACGAGAGAAGCACTACCGACGTCCTCTGCAACAGGCTTGAATGTGGAAGCAGTATACACACTCATATCACTATGTCCAATAGGAGCCATTTTATCAACAACTTCTTCTTCCAAAGTGGTTTTCTTAGGAGGGTTCATTTTCTTCATTTTGGCGTCTTTCACGCGTTGGGTAGGAGTAGGGTCAGCAATTTTCATCTTTTCTTTCTCTTCACAGCTTCTGTTCATTAGTTCATATGCTACAAATACAAATAATACTGCAACAACTGGATGTACGGAGAAGAACAAATACAAAGCAGCCAATAATAACCCAGCCATACCTAATGGATTACAAATAGCGTTTGCTACCATTCTTGGCATAGGCATAGGCATAACTAAAAACAATATGAAAAGAACTAATAATACAATTTCGACGGGTTTGAAAGATGGAATCAATTTCAATAGCTTCATTATATACTATGAATGTATTTTTTTACAACTAAATAAGAATTATCCTAAACCTACACGTAATGAATATAAACAGAATATACGTAATACTATAGTATAACTATGAAAAAAGCATCCAATGCGAAGAAACTACCCGATTTACAAATTGACGAAGAATACAAGTCTATTATCCTTGAAAAAGGCTACTTGGGGAAAAAGGGATATACCATCCCCAAAAGCTGCTTAT